GTCGGGCGTTCCGTTCTCGTCGATGTTAGTCGAACGCCGAACAATGAGTGGATCAGAGGGTCGAATAGCATCGTACTCAAATCCATCAAATACTGCTGAATAGACATCACGAGTGGTGGTGTCATCAAAAGCAGGCCTTCTTCCTTGATTGGTACAGCGCAAACCGTTGGTTTGAGGAGTACACATCTTATATCTTCTTGACCCTCTCCAAAATCGATAGAGATAAGAAATATAATGAAGTGGACACCTAGTTGGAATTTGAACAACGGCATCGAATGAATCGGTGGAAATTGTACCATCAGCCGCTCGTGACTCAGGATAAGTAACTTGTTGGATGGAAATTGATCCTGAGCTTGATGTCTCTCCAAAATATGCGGGATCGATTCGGATTGAATTAAAGAGATAGGAATCATTATTCAAAGGAATTGGTCCAGGAAACGCATATCGGCTATTGTCATTTTTGTAAGGAAAAGGATAGCCAATTGAAGTCAAACCAAAACGCTTGATCAATTGTCGCAAACTTGTTATCTTTTCGCCAATACACAGTTGCTCAGCCATGGTGTGATCCATCATACCCATAGGAAAGACAGATGTTGAAGTGTCCTTAACCTGCTCATTGTGTTCAATGGCAGTAGAAGTGATGTTAAATACTTGGGCTTCCCACTCCAGTCCGTCATCATCAGGAGCTTCTCCAAGAGCTGTGAGTGGCTCTGCAATTGTGTAGCGAGCGAAATCAGGAATGGCAAAAGCAATGTCTTGTCCTCCAGAAATCCACATGTTAAGTGGAACATTATTTGCAACTGAATCAGAAGCTCTTCGCAACTCATTAAGAACAGTAACGGTAATTGTTCCAGTAGAAAATCTCTCTAGATCCCAATTGTCGTCGTCATAAGGCCCTAGATAGACCTCCTTCCAAGGAACATTAGAAACATATGGTATTTCGAATTCGAGTTCAGAGGACACACTAAGGTCCAAAATCCAATTGTAAGCATTTTCAGAGACAGTTCCTATGAGTGCATCAGATCCATAAATTCCAGGATGGTATGTAATTCGCAACCTTCCAGTATGAAAAGCAGTCTTAGCCGCAGCAAGTCTGAATTTCAAAGTTCCACGCCATTGCTGAAACATGGATGCAACAAATGCAAGCGTTGTAGGACTCAATGTAGTAGTTCCTTGAGAAAGCCCAGGAGCCACTGCATTATAATGCAATATTGAATCAGCTGGAGTATTTAAATCCCAGTTGATAGCAGAGCGGAAGATACAAGACTTTGCTGAAACATAAGTCAAATCCATTTCATCCACAGTTGTCGAGAAGATTCCTCCGTCATAGGTCAAACCATTGTCTGGCATTGCACCCAATTTACTTGATAGATCAATTCCATCTACATTAGTGTACCCTTTGGCAGGTACATTGATGTAGGGGCAGTTCTTGTCAAGATTGGTGGGTTTATTCCAACCAACGGCAGATGCAGCACCCGAAATAGCACGAGAAACCCATTCAACAGGTCTCATCCAGCTGCCGAGAATTGGCACCGAGCCAAGTACAGAAGCTGCAGAAGCAACAGCATTGGCAACGCCAGAAATTGGAGGACCAGAAGTGGCATTGTGTTCTTCTGAAGCCACTTGCGCAACCCAACCTTCATCTGAATCAACTTGTGCAACCCATTCATCTTCGAGTGCAACAGGAACCAAAACGGATTTTGAGGTAGGCATAGCAAGTTCTATATCTTCGAACCAAGCAAAAATAGTGAAAGTAGCACCAACAGTCAGTGGGGAAACACCTGACTGATTAGGATTTATTGGAACGATGGACATCTCTCCCATGTTAGAGTGTGCATCGAGCAAATTAAAATGAGATAAAGGGGAACAATAAGGCATTTTGATTTCAACAGGTGCATTACTTGCCATATCTATTTCCACGCCTGGAAAACCAGTGGCATTGGGTAAATTTGACAACATCGCTCCTCGATTAGAAACCTGATCAAAAGGTGCGAAGAAAAGCCAATATTTGCCACTCATGAAAGGAGTGGCATTGAAAACTAAGCGGATTTTAACATTTGCTCGGAAGAAAGTAAAATAATCCAATTTCTTCACGACATTAAGAGATTCTTGAAAAATAACGTCAGGAAATTTGAGGCTAACAGAAGTAAAGCCATTGTTAAATTCACCCTCAAGTACTTTTATAGGACGAGAAAGGATTGAATGAATGTCGTGTAATTTGTCATCTTCCGCTATTTTTGTCCACGCAGATACAGAAGAAATGCGAGGTTTTTCGTAGGTCTGAATGTCAGTATCATCTACAAAAGTAGTGATTTGCTGAACATTTTCTTTAGGTCCAATATTAGTTAAATCTTGTTGTTGTGTAGCAATCGAGTGAGTTAGTTAACTCCCAGATGCTCGATTAGACAAATCTGGTCAAAAACGCCGAGTTGGTAGCCTGGATTTTAGGCGGCACACACCAACCAGTAGAGAAAACTCTCCGCCCTTCTGAAACGAAGACCGAAGACCGGGCTTTGCTGCTTCCACCTTGCGGCGATTAGTGGAAGCCCCTAGCTTCGGATTTAATTGCAAGCGGCTGCCAACCGGCCATACTTTTTGGCCTCGACGATGCGATATTCGTCGTAAGTCAAAAAGAGTGGCCGAATTCGGAAGTCGCGTGTAGCTTGTCGATATTTTCTAATCCAATAGTCGAAAACCTCTTGGCCATGAAGGGAAAGTTCAAACGCGGATGTTTCCAAATTTTCAACTGTCCTTTCTTCATGGTCAAAATCTGACCGAACCCAATTGATCATTTCAAGCACGACTGAAATGTCGAGTGGAGCTAGAAATTGATGTTCTTCCTCATTCCACTTGAAACTTCTCTTCAGATATCCAATCTCATCAATCGAACGATAAGGGACCATGTCACCAGATTTGGTCTCGTCTGTATAGGTCATGCCCATCTTCTTGTATCCATCAGCGATAGAAAGTTGATTAAAATGAATGATGGCTGTGTTTGAAATGTTCACACAATTATCATCTCCATATGAAACCATGGCAACATGTTCATTGAACGCTTTCATCGTTTGAAATTCGCTCGGCACAACAGAAAGCCATACATATCGCATGGAGATAGAATTGTAGAGAGAGTTGAGAATCGCGGTGATGGGACATCCCGAAGGTTGTGAATGAGTCCACATGTAAACGTCATCCCCGCAAACGTGAACTGAGTTAACAATTTCTTTCCACAAAATCCGTCGAATTTGGGCGTTTTCTTCACCATCATCATAAAAGTTGTTCACGATTTCAACAATTTCCGCAAGAATTTCCAATACAAGAGTTCCATCAAAGTTGGAAAAGTCTCCCGCAATAACTTTGTCACCTTTGCTGCGCAGCTTCTCAGCTGTTCGCGTCCAATCAAGAGAATAGACATTCGTTCCAATAGAAATTTCATTGTCAATTCTATTCTTGGCACAATGTGCAGCAAAACCGAGAAAGTACTTACGAAAAACCAACGTGTAAACCATAGGCCCCGCTGAAAAGACTCGCGTTTTTGCGACACGCACTTTCTCCAACGGGCGACGTTCGTCTTTCAAGGTATCAGTCCAAATGGTTGGTGATCGCACATTGTTTCGAGCGCGCTCAACCACGCGAGCCATTTCGGTCTTGATCTCGGAATCCAACTTGTACTCATCTTCTCCCAACCAACGCATTTTGCCAGGCAAACCATTCTTCTCTCTGGTCAAAGGAAAACCGGGCGACGATTTGCGGTTGATTGGTGCAAGAAACGGATCTCCTTCCACACCAGCCACAGCTTCCTCATCCGTTAGTACGCGCAAATGGTCTGGGTCCGCTTTGGTGTTAACAATGCGTTCAACATCATTGAGAGCAATAGCTAAACGCTGCGGATCCAATGGTGGCGGAGTGCGACCAGCTTTCTTAAGTCCTTGTTGCATGGGGTCAACCAAAACACCATCCACCATTTTTGGTCTCAGTGGGCTTGGAGCTGTAATGGGTTCAGTAACACGTCCGTGTACTGCACTTTCACGAAGAGCTGTCCTGGTTGGAGATGCAACTTTGTAAAGAGCTTTTCCGACTGGAACAAAATCACCTTCTGGCAATGTAATCTCCTCATCGAAAGTGGGCATCTTCAGCAAAGGGTCCAAGTTCAAACTCACTTGGGCATCAAGATGAAGACTGGCAAGACCACGTTTGATGTCATCGATGTTCAATGGAGAAGACATTCCAAATCCAATTTTCCCAGCAACGTGAATACCAATGATTTTGCGAGCAAGACCAGAATGAATTCCTATGAGAATAGCACCACAATCACCACCTTTCGTCTCAAGACTATACTGATAGGAAGATCGAAGTTTGTACGTCATTCCGCGTCCATCCTTGTAGGGTTTAACGATGTCAGAGGCGCGAATTTGCCCGTACTTCATTTCCACTGCGTCTTCAACAGGTGTAAGAAGACATCCATTGATATTCGTAAACTTCGTCATTTCTGCTGAAGATGCTATGCTTCCAGTAATGTCTGCATGGTCATGTACAGATTTCGGAAACTCAATTAAGAGCTGGTCTTTAGAAGCACCGTCTACGCCATTGATCTTGACCCAAGTGAGCTTTTCTCGAGGTATCACATGACCTTCGCGCACTTTGCTGTTATACAGCCGCACAACGTCTGCCTTGTCCAACAAATGAGACAAATGACCAGCGGTCAATGCTATCCGTCCAACAATAAAGCACACTTTGATTCTTGAATTCCAAACACCATCCACTTGCAACTCCAAGTTGTACATGTTGTTTATAATCTTCTTGGAGATTTGCATCGCATTAGGATCAGACAAGAGTTGAGCTTTGATTTCACCTTCACTCATAGGCTGGTAGTCATCACCTGAATCCATCTCAACGGACAAAGTCTGCTTCTTGCTAGTACGCACATCTCCAGAACTAGCAAGTTCAGTTTTAAGACTTTCCTTCTTCTTGGTATTCACATCACCTGAGGAAGCAAGTTCGGTTCTGAGACTTTCTTTCTTTGGTATTTGCATCTCCTGAGGAAGCAAGTTCAGTTCTGAGACTTTCTTTCTTCCTAGTGTGCGCATCCCCAGAAGAAGCCAACTCCGTTCGAATTGATTCTCGTTTGCGTGTATGAACATCTCCTGAGCCACTCAGTTCCGCTTCAAGAGGAAATGGCACGAATTCTGTCCAGTTATCTTTGATAACTTCAAAACCAAACTCTCCATCTCGTTCTGCTTGACGAACGACTATTCCTTTACGACTACACTTTCCACACAATTGTGGATAGGGCAAAGATTCTCGCACTGTTCGGATGACATGAGTGTGTTCGTAAATCCCCTCGCACCACAAACAAACATGACGATGTAAGGTTCGTTCTCCTCGAGTAAGTCCTTCATGACGGTGATCAAGGGGGGGGCCCACAGCAACTTTCTTTGTCCCTCCCATGTATTGTCTGATGATTAGAAACATGATCGGAAGAACTGAGAGTCCAACAGTGATGTACGGATGCTTTTTGATCTCTTCCTTGACTCGAGTACAAAAAGCTGTAACTTTGTCAGACCATCCAAC